TATTCGATGAAGAACTACAAAATAAAATAGAACACGAGGCAAAGGATGCCGTTAAATACGAGTGTCAAATTGTGGAATGGATAGTTAATGGATATGGCCATGAGAAACTAAACTCTGATTTACTAAAAGAATTTATTAAAAATAGGATGAATGAATCACTCAAACAAATAGGATACAATGCTATTTTTGATGTTGATCAAGAAGCTATATCCAAAACTACATGGTTTGATGAACAGGTACTAGGAAATAATATGTCGGATTTTTTCCATTCTCGCCCTGTGGAATATGCTAAATCTTCTCAAAGTTTTGATATAGACGACCTATTTAATTAGAATGGATAATTAGACAAATGCATAAGAGATACTATTGGCTGAATTCTCATAGTCGTATTTTCTTAGAAAGAGGATATTTAAAAGATGGAGTATCTCCCGAAACAAGAATACGACAAATAGCAGATGCAGCAGAGAAGATTCTTGGGATAGAAAGATTTGCTGATAAGTTTGAAGATTATATGAGTAAAGGCTTCTACTCATTAGCAACCCCCGTATGGACAAATTTTGGTAACGATAGAGGACTTCCTGTGTCGTGTTTTAATTCTTATCTATCAGACACAATGGATAGTATCTTAACTAAAGTTGCAGAAGTTGGCATGATGAGCAAACTTGGTGGCGGTACTAGTGGGTATTTTGGAGATCTAAGACCAAGAGGGGCTCCTATCAGTGTTGGTGGAGAATCTAGCGGACCTGTGCATTTTATGGAAATGTTTGATAAGATTGCAGAAGTAGTTTCTCAAGGATCAGCTCGTAGAGGGTCTTTTGCAGCATATTTGCCAGTAGAGCATTCTGATATCGAAGAATTTTTACAAATTAGATCAGAAGGCAATAGTATTCAAAGTATGAGTATTGGGGTGACTATTACTGATGCTTGGATGAAAAGTATGATCGAGGGAGACAAAGAGAAAAGAAAGATTTGGGCAAAAATTATACAAAAGCGTTTTGAGACCGGATATCCGTATATCATGTTTACGGATACTGTAAATAAGAATAGCCCCCAAGTATATCAAGATAAAGATCTAACTATTAAAAGTAGTAATCTTTGCAGTGAAATAGCATTGGCTTCAGATGCTAATAATTCATTTGTGTGTGTATTATCGTCTATCAATCTTTTACATTGGGATGAGATACAAAATACCGATGCTATACAAACACTGGTATATTTTTTAGATGCGGTCAATGAAGAGTTTGTTAACAAAACCCAAAATATAAAGTTCATGGAAACAGCCCACCGCTTTGCTAAAACACAAAGAGCATTAGGTATGGGGGTATTGGGTTGGCATTCATTTTTACAATCTAAAAATATAGCTTTTGAATCTATGTTGGCCAAATCATTAAATGTTCAAATTTGGAAAACTATTAGAGAAAGAGCAGACCAAGCATCAGAGGAGTTGGCTCAACAATTTGGGGAGCCTGAACTATTGGTTGGCTATGGTCGTAGAAATGTCACTACGCTGGCTGTAGCGCCCACCACAAGCAGTTCTTTTATTTTGGGGCAAGTCAGCCCATCCATAGAGCCTTTAAATTCAAATTACTTTGTGAAAAAACTAGCTAAAGGCAGCTTTACTTATAAAAACCCCTATTTGAGACAAATCTTAAAAAATAAAAACCAAGATAGTGAAGAGACTTGGAAGAGCATCCTAGTAAGAGGAGGCTCTGTGCAACATCTGGATTTTCTATCACAAGAAGATAAGGATATTTTTAAAACCTTTGGTGAACTTAGCCAAAAAGAAATAGTAATTCAAAATATACAAAGACAAAAATATATAGATCAGGCTATTTCATTAAATTTAATGATTCCGTCAAATTGTCCAGCAAAAGAGGTGAGCGAATTATTAATATATGGATGGGAGAATGGGATTAAAAGTTTTTATTATCAAAGATCTTCTAATCCAGCACAGGAATTAGTAAGAAATATTCTAACTTGTAGCAGTTGTGAAGCTTAAAATTTAAGGAGAAAATATGGGAAATGTATTTCAGGACCAGACTAATTTTATGTTAGCTTGTGATCAAACAGTATGTCAATGGAATGAAAAACAATTAGAGATGTATCATACTTTGATCAAGGAAGAAAGTAAAGAACTGCAAGAGGCTTTTGACAATAATGACAGGGTAGAAATTCTAGACGCACTAATAGATATTATCGTAGTTACGGCTGGTGCTATTAATAGTATGGGGGCCGATGGGGAGGGCGCATGGGATGAAGTTATGAAGACTAATTTTGCTAAAATAGACCCAGATACTGGCAAGGTCAAAAAAAGAGAAGATGGTAAAGTACTCAAACCTAATAACTGGCAACCCCCAAATCTAAAACCATTTGTATTATAGTGGATGGTGTATATTTATGGTATAATTGGCATAGATATACATCACTCTATAGTAAAGGGTAACATTTGAGAAAAAATAATAATAAAAACTCTAAGAAAAAAAGACCTATCGATGCTACCAATGAACTCAATGTCACACAAACCTATAGAAATAGACTAAGACCAAGAACAGAGAATCAAAAAGAATATATTAGAACAGTAGCTGAAAACAGCATCACGTTTTGTCAAGGTGTTGCCGGATCTGGTAAAACGCATATAGCTATAGGCATGGCGTTAGAATACTTATTGGATGAAAAGGTGAAAAAAATTATTATCACCAGACCCGTTGTAGAGTCTGGTGAAAAGATCGGCTATTTACCCGGAACAGCAGAAGAAAAGCTTCATCCATATTTATTACCACTTCTAGATGAAGTTCACCACTTTATATCTGCTGCCCAATACAACGGTTTAAAAACTAATAATAAAATTGAAATAGTACCACTCGGTCTTATGAGAGGTCGTAATTTTCATAATGCTTTTATAGTAGCAGATGAATGCCAAAATGCTTCTTATGATCAAATTAAAATGTTATTAACGCGCATTGGTAATAACAGTAAAATGGTTTTAACAGGAGATACTAGTCAATCAGATCTTATTAGACACATGCAGGGCGGGTTCTATAATATGACACAGGCCCTTACCGACGTAGAGGGTATAGGCATTTCAAAACTAGATTTTTCTGATATAGTAAGACATCCAATTATTGGAAAAATTATTGCTAGATTAGATTCATACGAAAATGAAATCGACAAACGCTAAATGTTTAGTTTTAAATTCTGACTATACTCCTCTTGGTATTATTGGTTGGAAAAAGGCTATGATTTGGTCTATAAAATATGAGAATAGTAGTCTTGCTTTAGAAATTATTGATTTTTATAAAAACGATTTTATTTTAGGAACAAATAATAAAAAATATCCTATTCCTGCTGTAGTAAAAACTAATCACTATTTCAGAATACAGAATAATCCTGTTAAATTTTCAAGAAAAAATATTTTTATCAGGGATAATTATAGTTGCCAGTACTGTGGTATAAAACCGGGTGCTAATCAATTAACATACGATCATGTTATACCAAAGTCTCAATGGAAAAATAACAGTGGCTCACCAACCTGTTGGACTAATATTGTTACAGCATGCTCTAGTTGCAATAGGAAAAAGGGAAATAAAACCCCAAAACAGGCCAATCTCCAATTAAAAACATTGCCAATGATTCCTCAAAAGCATCCAAAGTACTTGCCCATCACCCACCATCTGCTTAAAATAAGAACGACCATACCGATGGAGTGGCAGTCTTATTTACCTCAATCATATTATTAGATTCATGCCCAGTTATTCATACTCGTGCTTAAATTGCAAAACCTCTTTTGAGTTGTTTTATTCTTTTAGGGACTATACTGAAAAACCCAAATGCCCGAGTTGTCATAAAAAAACAACTGAAAGAGAATATATTAAAGACTTAAAAACCCTGAATGCTTCTGTTAAAAAATCAGACTCAGAACTAAAAACTATTGGGGACTTGGCACAAAGAAATTCGGAAAGATTGAGCGACGATGAAAAGCAACATCTATATAACAAACATAATGCTTATAAAGAACATAAAGAAGAAGAAAAACCTCTCCCATCAGGAATGACCAGAATGAAAAAAGGAAATAAAACCATATGGCCGAAATAAACAATAACAGCAATTTTATTTTTGAACAAAGAAATCAAAGTGAGACGCAAAAGAAAATAGAATATTTTGCTATGCTTGGTGATCATGATTTTATAGATGATCTCAATAGGCCAAGATGTAATAAAGAAAATCCATCTGTGGTTGCGAAAACCATACAAACTAATAATAATCCACCAAGATTTTATATTAAAATTGGTACATACGGCAAGATTTATAATCCTATCGGACTATATAGTGAAGGTAAAAACTCAAAATTTCTATCTAAGATAGGAAGAAAAGAGTGGGAATTTAAAGAAGTTAATCAAAAAATCTTTGATTTATATACCAATTTTCTTACTACCAAAAATTTAGCATGGTTAAACAATGCAGAAAGAGAGCTTTCATAATGGCAAAATTATCTAAGATGCAACAATATGCTGTATTATATCTAAATGAATTCAAAAAAATGGATTCTATTAGCATATCGAAGGAATTAAAACTCAGCGTGGCGAGTATTGATAAATTAATAAATGGCAAAACTACTACACAAACAAAAACAGACAAGACCAAAGACCTTAGAATTCGACAAACTTCGGTTAAAAAAAATAACAGCGTGAGTATTATGACACAAGCCGCTTCTCAAGTTGGGGACGAGTTTTTACAATCTATGGATCATAAAACAAAAAATACAGATAGTTACATTTTTAGGCCCAATCGCTAATATAAATTATGTCGGCTAAAGGATTTCCGTCTAAATATTCTAATGGTAAAACTGTTTCAGCGGCACAGTATATTACTGAGCTAATATGCGAAAAGAAAGCCCAAAAGGATAAAAAGGATTTGCACTATAGGTTTTGGCTTCATGCTGAATGGGAAAAATATTATAAAAACCAAATAGCATCAGCTTATACTCTATTAAAAAAATATAGTGATATTGCGATTATTAGAGGTTTGAACAATCCTAAAGCTTCAAGAATATATTCTCTGCGAGCGCCACATCTTGCACCTATCATAGAACAAGAACAACAAGCTATAGATGCTGAAAATAAACAACTGTCTATTACGCTTAGTAGACCAGACATTGTTGTATTTGGACAAAACACAAATAAAAAATCTAATATTGTTTCAAAATTAAAGGATCTAGATAATGAGTCTTAAAGAAGATGTAGTTAAAAGTTTTGGTGACGACATTATGCTTACGGGTAATGCTATCGTAGATAAGAAAAGCGTTATTATTCCTGTGAGTCCTTCTTTGGATATTGTGTTAAATGGCGGTATACCAGAAGGAAGCTTTGTTGTTTTAACTGGTCAGCCTAAATGTGGTAAAACAACAACAAGTTTGGATTTTGCTGCCACCGCACAAAGACCAGAATATCAGGGATCTCTTAAAACTCCTAGAGAAGTTTATTATCTAAATATTGAAGGCAGACTTAAAAAAAGAGACTTAGAAGGTATTCCAGGATTAAATCTAGACAGATTTCATGTTATTGGTAGTCAACAAGGTAAAATATTACACGCTGAAGAATATCTACAGATTGCTGAAAAAATTATTAATGAAATCCCCGGAAGCATCCTCATCATAGACTCATACTCTGCACTATGTACAGAAGCAGAAATTACAAGCGAAATGGATAAGATGCAAAGAGCCGACGGGGCTAAATTACTAGCTAAGTTTTGTCGCAAAGTAGCAAATGTTATACCTGTCAATAAAAATATAGTTATTGGTATTACCCATCTTATGGGAAATCCAACCGGTTATGGTGCAGAATTTAAAGAGAAAAGTGGACAAGCTATTGCTTATCAAACGGATATTAAACTGAGGGCTAAAACTTTTAAACCTTGGGTTTTAAGTGCTGATAGTACTCAAATAGGACAAGAAATAGAGTGGCAAGTAATATGTTCTGCTCTAGGTCCTCCGGGCGGTAATATAACTAGCTATATCAGATATGGTCAGGGTGTGGATAAATATATGGAAGCTATTACGCTAGCATCTGATATGGGTATTATTCATAAGGGCGGTGCTTGGTATACTCTAACAGCACTAGCAGATAAGCCTAAATTCCAAGGCACAGAAAAGATCAGACAGTATCTATTAGAACATGAGTCTGCTTATAATGATCTAGTACAAAGTATTAAGACAACTATGGGCATAAAATGTTAGTTAAAGATTTAGATGGTAATAATTGTAATTGGCAATTAACTGGTAATATGGCAAAGGGGAAAACGTTTAATAGATCTTCATTACATCTAACAGCTAGAGAACTCATTACTAGTTCTTATCCCACTTTACAGATTTTAGAAGAAGTACCTATTCAACTTAGAAAAGCAGAAACTTTATATTTAGATTTTTATTTACCACTCAAGAGAATCTGTTTTGAGGTTCATGGAGAACAACACTATAAATTCGTACCATTTTATCATAGTACAATGTTGAATTTTTTGAAAGCACAGAAAAGAGATAGAGAAAAACAAGAGTGGTGTGAGATTAATAATATTCAATATGTAATTCTTGCATATAATGAAACACCCGAATTGTGGCTCGAAAGGATAAGTAATGCTTAAAACATCAAAAGAAGAAATTAAATATTGGGATGATATTTTAGATGAATATGAGCAATCCATAGGCTTGCCATCATATAAAGATGATAGTATGTCTTCTGATGAACTGAATCAGTATTTAACCATGAGCAGAGACAGTATAGAAAAATTAAATCCAGAAGATTGTGCTCAAATATCATACCGGCTTGCACAATATTCTTTTCATATACAACGAACTCTTAATCGGGAATTAGCCAGATATAATTGGGCTGATGAGACTATTAAAGAAACTATAGCAGATGAAATTAATAACTATAAAGGATATGGTTATATTGAAAAAGCTGGCCAAGCGATAAAACATAATGACAAAGCCTCCTCTATGAATAATATAAAAAAATACGCCAAACAACGAGCAGACAGACTCTCCTATTTGGCTAATGGTTTAAAAAACCTGTCCGATATTATCCTATCTGTTCAAAAAACAAAGGTGAAGCATGGCTCTTGACAATAATGATATTCAACAGCTGATAGTATTGTTACAAAAATTAGTGGTTAATAATCAGGATGAAACTGATGTTCAACCAACTAAAGCTCGTAAACCTAGAGTTAAAAAATCTAAAGACTCAGAGACTCCAACAAACACCAAAAAGAAAAGTACGAACAAGTTTAATAGTATGCCAGAGATGCATATGTTTAAGGAAGATATTGAAATAGATAAAAAACTACAAAAATTTCCCCCAACACCGAGAAACAGGAAATTTGAATTTGTGAAAGTTCAGTGCCGTGTTTGTGGGAAAAAAGATAAAGTTGCACCATCTCTGCTAGAGACTACTGAAAGATATAAGTGCAACAAGTGTTCAACAGGAGCAGGCTGATGATTTTGTGTGATCCCGCCGCAGAAAGAGCGGTATTGGCTGGTATCTGCGCATATGGCGACAGCGCATATTTAGACGTAGCAGATATTGTTCAAGAAACTTCTTTTACAATTGATAGCAATGCTATTATCTATAAATGTTTAAAGACTCTTTGTGAGCGAAATCAAACCACTATAGATATAGCATCTATTTATTCAGTGGCCCAAGAACTAGAATTGGCCCATATTCTTTCAAAAAAAGAAGAAACACAACATCTAAGAGCTATTATAGATTTTCCTGTTAGCTTAGATAATGTTAGAAAATTTGCTGCTAAAATAAGAAAACTAGAAATTGCTAGGCTTTTACGCAAACAGCTAGAAAATACTCAGGATAAAATTTTAGAAGTTACCGGCAATGAGCCTATATCGACTATTATCGGTCTAGCTGAAGATAGTATCTTTAATTTTACATCTTTATTAAATGATGCAGATGGTAGCCCAGAAAAGATTGGGTCTTCGCTAGAGGAGTATATCAAAAACCTTGAAGAAAATAAGATTGACCAAGTGGGCATACCTACGGGTTTTCCTATTTATGATCAAGCTATTGGAGGGGGATTAAGAAGAGGCACTATCAATGTTATTGGAGCCAGACCAAAAACTGGTAAAACCCTATTATCTGATAATATGTCCAAAAATATTGCTAAACTAAATATTCCAGTATTAAATATGGATACTGAGATGAATAAAGAAGATCATATCCATAGACTGCTAGCTATGATGACAGAGATTGAAATTAATACTATAGAAACTGGAAAGTTTGCTGAATCCCCAGACAAGAAAAATAAAATATCCAAAGCTGTAGAAGAACTTAAAGATACCAGAATATATCACAAAAGTATTGCTGGAAAACCATTTGAAGATCAGTTAGCTATTATGAGAAGGTGGTTGGTTAAAGAGGTAGGATTAAATGATGATGGTACAGCTAAAGAGTGTGTGATATTTTATGACTATCTAAAGCTGATGGATAGTGCTGGTATGAGTCAGGATTTAAAAGAATATCAAGTACTTGGCTTCATGATGACCAGCTTACATAATTTTGCAGTTAGATACAAGGTGCCTATAGTTGCATTTATTCAGTTAAACAGAGACGGGATCACAAAAGAAAGCACAGATTCTGCAAGTGGATCTGATCGCATTATTTGGCTTTGTAGCAATTTTAGTATTTTTAAGAGAAAAACTAATGAGGAGATTGCAGAAGACGGCCCAGAGAACGGAAATAGAAAACTACTGCCACTAATTAGTAGGCATGGGGGAGGATTAGATGACAATGACTATATTAATTGTCATATGAAGGGCTGGTGCGCCCAAATTATGGAAGGTAAAACACGTTTAGAAATTGTAAATAATATTAAATCTAATAATGAAGGTTTTATTGTCGATGACAATAACAATGAAGAAATCCCCTTTGAATGATCAGGCTAGGTTAAAGATTGTTTGCGATGAGGTTTGTGATAATATTGAATTATTACTAACCACTTTTGATATTGACTATCGTATGAATCATAAAATGATTTCTATGCCTTGTCCTATTCATGGTGGAGATAATGCCTCGGCGCTGAATATTTATCCCGAAGGAGATAACTATAGAGGCAACTGGAAATGCAGAACACACGGATGCGAAAAAATATTCATGGGTTCCGTATTGGGATTTATAAGAGGCATCATATCTCGCCAAAAATATGGTTGGCAAAATCCAGGAGATAACACATGCTCTTTTAAAGAAGCTGTAGATTTTGCTACTAAATTTATTAATAAAGATCTATCTAGTATAAAGATTTCTAATGCAGACAGAGAGAAAAAGCAATTTGCTAATGTGGTGGGATATTTGGGAACAGAAGAAAAAACCAATCAAACCAGTTATGTCACTCGCAATCAGATTGTAAAGTCTTTAGCTATTCCAGCAGAATATTATCTACATAGACATTATTCAAAAGAAGTACTAAATAAATATGATGTTGGACTATGTGATAAAGCTGGTAAAGAAATGTATAATCGCGTCGTAGTACCTATTTACAATACTGATTATACTCATATGGTTGGATGTACTGGCAGAAGCATATTTGAAAAATGTTCACAGTGTCATGTATTTCACAATCCTAATGATCAGTGTCCACCACCAGACCGATCATGGCAATTTTCTAAATGGAAACACAGTACCGACTTCAAGAGCCAAAATCATCTGTATAATTTCTGGTTTGCTAAAGAATATATTCTTAAGAGCCATACTGCTATTATTGTAGAAAGCCCCGGTAATGTTTGGAGACTAGAAGAAAATGGAATTCATAATAGTGTTGCACTGTTCGGGTCTTCGTTAAGTGATAGGCAGAAGATTCTTTTAGATTCGTCAGGAGCAATGAGTCTAGTTATATTAACAGATAATGATGCTGCTGGGCAAAAAGCTGCTGAACAAATAAAGAATAAGTGTCAAAACACCTATAAAATATTTATACCTAAAATTAGTAAAAACGATATTGGTGAAATGAATAGTCTAGAAATTGATAATGAAATTACAACTTTTTTAAATAAAATCTTATGACAAAAATTATAGCTTTTTCTGGCAGGAAACAATCAGGCAAAAGCACATCTGCTGAATATATACAGTCAATTATTAGCTGTGGTTCATATCCATCAATAACTTGTAAGATATATAATTTTGCGGATGCTCTTAAACAAGATATATGCATGAATATTCTTGGATTAACTTATGATCAATGTTATGGTACAGATGATGATAAGAATACTTTAACCAACTTGACTTGGGATAATAAATTATTAACAGCTAGAGAAGCTATGGAGATTATCGGCACATCAATTTTCCGCAAGCTTAAGGATAATGTATGGGTTGATGCTGCTCTAAACAAGATTAAAAGAGATAATATTGATTTAGCTATTATTCCAGACTGTAGATTTCCTAATGAGGTGGAATTTATTAAGCAATGTGGTGGCTATGTTATCAGATTAGATCTAGATCCTTTTCATTCAAATGCTCACGCAGAAACTGCATTAGACAGAGAGACTTATGATTGGAGAAAGTTTGATTTTCTCATAATGAATAGTTCAATGAGTATTGAAGAAAAAAATAAAGAAATTTTACGCTTTCTATCTAACAAAGGAATACTACAATTATAATTACATACTTAAGAAGTTCTAGTTATGGGACCCATTCTATGTGTGCCCAACAATATTTTATTGAATATAATTTAGGCATAAAAAGTCCTTCTAATAAAAAAGCGGATAAAGGAACTATTTGTCATAAAGTTTTAGAAATATTAGCCCATATAAAACTATGTTCTCAGAATAGTGAGCCTAACTATAATGACGATATATTAGGCGATATTAATATTGATAAATATAATTTAAATACTATTATTGAGAGGGTCTATAAGTATTACACGGCCCAGTTTAAACACCATGAGTGGGAACTGAAAGATTATAAAGACTGCCATAGCTGGGTCAACAAGGCTCTCACAGCCCACAATGGAGACTTTGACCCTAGGAATAGAAATATCTTACAGCCAGAGCAACACTTTGATATTGTTATAGAAAAACCATGGGCCGAATATAAATATGTCACGCCTAAAGAAACTATTGAGGGTTTTTTGGCCATAAAAGGAACTATTGATCTAATTACCAAGATTAATGAAAATACAATAGAAATTATCGACTGGAAAACCGGTAAAAGATTAGACTGGGCAACAGGCGAAGAAAAAACACAAGCTAAACTACAAAATGATCATCAGCTTAGAATGTATCATTATGCAGTTAGTAAGCTTTATCCTCATATAGATCATATCATGGTTAGTATTAACTTTATTAATGATGGTGGGGCTTTTACCATATGTTATGATAAAAGTGATTTACCCAAAACAGAAAATATGATTAGAGAAAAATTTGAACTTATCAAGAATACTACAGTGCCTCAATTAAATAAATCTTGGAAATGTACTAAATTATGTCATTTTGGTAAAACCACTTTTTCCAATTCTCATGTGCTACCCATTATCGAATATAGAGATAATCAGTTATGTTCGGTTGACCAGCCAATGACCAAGTGTGAACAGATTAAGCATGAGCTTGAGTTGAAAGGTATAAATAATGTGGTTGACCAATACACTGTTCCTGGTTATACTGTTGGAAAGTACAAAGCACCCGGAACAGCCGAATGAACTATATTCCCCTTCATTGCCATAGTATGTTTAGTTTATTAGATGGACTTTCTAAAGCTGAACAAATTGCAGAACGTTGTAAAGAAATTGGAGCAAATGCGTGTGCCTTAACAGACCACGGCAATATTGCTGGGGCTGTAAAGTTTTATTCTGCAATGAAATCAGCAGGACTCAAACCTATTTTGGGTTGTGAGTTATATATTTGTAAGAATGATCCTTCTATTAAAGAGAAGGAAAATAGAGATTTAAGCCATTTTATTGTTTTAGCCAAAAACTACGACGGTTGGAAAACTCTGGTTAGGTTAGTATCAGAATCTAACAATCCAGAATTTTATTATCATAAGCCAAGACTAGACCTAAATACTTTATCAAAGATAAATGATGGTAATCTTATTGCCATAACTGGACATTTAGGTTCAACATTAGCAGATGAAATTTTAGATGGTTATGAATTAAAACCTGATTGGGAAAAGTTGGGTATAGATCATATTCAATATCTTAAGACTATTTTTACTCATGTCTTTTTAGAAGCACAATTAATGGACTCTGTTAATCTAACTATACAAAAAAAATTAACCGATGCTATTAGACATTTGGGTAAAAAAACTAATACCAAGGTCATTTGCACTCCAGATGCTCATTATTGTAGAAAAGAAGATGCTGTAGATCAGCGTATTCTATTGTGTAATAATCTTAAAGTAACATTTCCGGATATTAGTCGTAAAATTAGTAATGACGAAGATGTTCCTATGGGATGCTTTTTTACCTCTGATAATTATCATATTCTTTCACAAGAAGAAATGAAAGACTTACATACAGAAGAGGAAATTACTAATACTAATTATGTTAATAATTTAATTGAAGACTATGATATTTTAAGTAAGCCAAAACTTCCACCGTTTGATTGTCCGAAAGGATATGATGACGCAGAATATCTAAGAGAACTGTGTCGAAAAGGATGGAAAGAAAAGATTGCTAATATTATCCCCAAAGAAGATCATCAAATTTATGTTGATCAAATCAAATATGAATTAGATGTATTGCAAGGTGCTAATCTTAGTAGTTACTTTTTAATTGTGCAAGATATAGTTAACTATGTTGGTCAGAATGGGTGGTTGCCGGGGCCGGGGAGAGGTTGTTTTTTACCGGATTCTAGGGTTTTGAAACCTAATGGAGAATTAATGCCTATTGCCAATATGAATATTGGAGATGAAGTTATAGATGCTTATGGAGATAAACAAAAAATTACTAATGTTTTTACATATAAGATCGAAGAAGAAATACTAGAACTAGAATTAGAAAATGGAAAGATTATAAGATGTACTAAAGACCATAAATTCTTAACAAAAAATAGAGGTTGGGTTGAAGCACAAAATTTAACAGAAATGGATGATCTTGTTGAGGTGAAATAAAAAGAACCTCGACCAAGACTTTTTTGGTGTAATATAGATTATAGGAATTAAAATGAAATATATTACACAAGAATATTTAATAAAACATAACTATTCGACTAAGGGAGTCTCCAATATTCCATTTAAAGCGAAATGCCAAAAATGTAAAAATAGATTTGAATATTCAAGCGTAAAAAAGTTTGTACAAAACAGGAGAAATATATCTAAAGACCATTGGATGTTGTGTCAAAACTGTTTTTTACGATTTAAGACCGTAGATAATAAAGAATGGCTGGAGAAGAATCGACAAGCACAACTTATTGTTCAAAATAAACCTGAACAACTAGAAAAAAACAGAATAGGCGTTTCAAATTCTTGGTCAAAAGAACGTAAAACAAAAGCATCAGAATATCTTAAATATAGATGGAATAATGATGATCAGTTCAAACATAACGCCTTAAAAAACCTACAACACAATCCAAGCAAGTTTATTAACGGGATAGGTTCTGGAGGACTAAAAGGAGAATATAAAAATATTCCATATCATAGTGCCTTGGAATTATCTTTCATTTTATGGTGTGGGTCTAATAATATACCAATTAAAAGATATGATATTGATCCCATAGAATATCTAGACGAAAATAAAGATAAAAGAAAATACTATCCAGATTTTATTATTAACGATGACACTATAGTAGAGATTAAAGGAAAAGGAATGTGGTATCAAAAAAACTATGAAAGAACCATATGTAAAATACAAGAAGCAAAAAAACAGTTAAAGAATTATTGTATATACTACGATATAGATGATCAAACTAAATTATTTTATAAAAAAGCAAGAAGAATACATCATGAAAATCAAAAATAAAAAAAATATTCAATACAAGGGCTATGTTCACGATTTATCTGTCGAAAATTCCAAAACTTATAATATTGAAGGGATAGGGGTGCATAATAGTGCTGCCGGTTGCTTAGTATCATATCTTATTGGTATTACTAGCATTGATCCTATTAAATATAATTTATTTTTTGATAGATTTTATAATTCAGGTAGGAATACTAAGGATCATATTTCCATGCCAGATATTGATGTAGACGTACCCATTAATAAAAGAGAAAAGATCATTCAATACATTAAAGATAAATATGGTCATGATAAGGTGTCTCAAATGATCACTTTTAATACTATTAAGGGCCGCGGTGCATTAAAAGACGTATTAAGAGTATATGGGAATATTGGTTTTGAAGAAATGAATCGTATTACTAAAAATATTCCAGATGAGGCCAAAATTGCAGACGAACTGCAAGAAATGAAAGAAGAAACAGGTGAAGCGTCTATTATACGTTGGGCATTAGAAAATAATGCTGATAAGCTTAGAGAGTGGTGTTATATAGATGAAAATAATGAATTACAGGGACCGTTGTCAAAAAGGTTTGAGCAGGCTATAAGATTAGAGGGCACTAAATCTAATCAGTCAAAGCATGCTGCTGGGATTGCTATTAGTTCTCAGCCTTTAAACGAAATTTGTCCGATGGTTTATGATTCTAAGAATGACCAATTAATTGCTGGTATGGAAATGCAAGATTTAGAGGCTATTGGTATTATTAAATTTGATATTCTTGGAGTAGCCCTGCTAGACAAGGTAATGTGCATATCTGAACTATTAAACAATGGATTTTAAGGAGTAAAATAATGAATAAGCAATTTAAAGACTTGCAAGATGATGAAATTTTTACACTAAATGGCACTGAGTACAAAAAGATACCATCAGTAAAAGTGAGCTGTTGTAGATCTATTAATGCTGCTGAAACAGCTAATGATAACAATAAAACATTTATTCAGCCTCTTACAGAAGTATCAGTGAATGATCAACTATAATAAAATTTGTGTTTTTGATTTTGAGACTGATGGATCTGATCCAAGGGTCTGTAGTCCAGTACAGATTGCCGCAGTTATGGTGGATCCCATCCATTTAGAAATTATTGAGGGGTCTGAATTTAACATTAATTTTAAGCCTGAAGTTTTGGAAAAACAAAATGACTACAAATATGAAACAGATATTCTAAGTTTTCATGCAAAAGTTCGTGGCTGTAAAGAAGAAGAGATTCTATCTGCTTGGCAGCAGTACCCCAAACAAGAACATTCTTGGAATCTTTTTGTTAATTATTTAGATAAGTATCATACTAGAACATCAAAAAAGAGCCAGTTTAGTGCTCCTATTGCGGCTGGATATAATATTTATCGGTTTGATTTGCCTATTGTAGATCGGCTGAGTGTTAAGTATGGGAATACTAATAAAGAAAATAAAACAAGCTTATTTTTCCCTAGAGATGTTGTTGATGCTATGAATTTAATGTTTTATTGGTTTGAACATAATAATGATATTAAGAGCTTTACTCTTGATACTATCAGAGATTATTTTGGCATATCTAAAGAAGGCGCTCATGATGCACTAAAGGATGTTAAGGATACTGCCAGTATTCTTATCAGATTTATGAGATTGCATAGGAATTTGGGTCAGAAAATTAAGTTCAAAAACTCTTTTATAGAAAACAATGTCTAAAAAGCTACAATATAATTGCGGATGTTCTTTCAATATAATTGAGAATGAGACTTACAATAGTATTATTTTTGATTATGATATTGCTAATATTAATTTAGAATGTCAAAGCACATGGGATTTAATTTCTGATGGAAATACTAAAGGGTGTTTTCAGCTTGAATCTCGTTTGGGTAGATCTATAGCTAAAAAACTAAAACCCGAAAATATAGAACAGCTATCAGCACTAATTGCTATCCTTAGACCGGGAACCCTAGAGGCTGTTAGAGATGGCAAAACGGTTACCAACCACTATATTGATAAGAAAAATCTACAAGAATCAGTGGATTATTTCCATCCCGCCCTAGAACCTATGCTTAAAACCACCTACGGCGAAATGATTTATCAAGAACAGGCAATGGAAATAGCCAAGGTTATTGCGGGTTTCAATTTGCAAGAAGCAGATATGTTAAGAAAAGCTATTGGCAAAAAGAAACCAGAAGAAATGGCTAAAGTTAAAAATAAATTCTTATCAGGAGCAAAAACTATTGGTAAAGTAAGCGAAGATGAAGCGGAGCAAATTTTCGGATGGATTGAAAAATCTCAAAGATATTCATTCAATAAATCCCATAGTGTAAGTTATGCTATGAACGCATACCTCTCCGCCTATGCTAAAGCTCATTTTCCTAAAGTTTTTTTTGCATCCTATTTAAGATTTGCTAAAGATAAAATCGATCCTCAAGCAGAAATTAAAGAGCTGATACAAAATGCGAATGAAATGGATGTGACCGTTTATACTCCAGATATTCGTAATCTTAATCAGTTATTCTTAATTAAAGATGACCGCATATATTTTGGTTTAACAGATATTAAGGGGGTTGGAGGGTCAGTTTTTGATAGGCTCATAACAATGAGTCAAACCATAGACTTTAAAAGTCTTAATTGGTTGCAATTATTATTTCTAGTACTAATTAATATTAACTCAACAGCTGCAAAAGCATTAATACAAAGTGGGGCCACAAGCTTTATTAAATTAACAAGAAATGCAATGTTGTTTGAATATGGTTTAGTTTCATCTCTAACAAAAAAAGAAATAGAGAATATAACCAAAAATCTTGATCAGTTTTCTAGTCTTGTAGACGCTTTAAGGTTTTTATTAACTACGCCCAGAGTTAATATTAAAAGAAAACAACTGATACAAAATCTTATAGATTCTATAAATAGTCCGCCGTATTCTTTAGAGGATAGTCCAGAATGGCTAGCCGACTCGGAAGATGCTCTATTGGGCTATGCTATCACTTGTTCTAAAATTGATATGTATGATATTAGCATGACAAATACATCATGTAAAGAATTTAAAACCACCCTAATGACTAATAATATTATTATTGGAGGAGAAATTGATAATATAAATATTGTCAAAACCAAGAATGGTAAAAATCCTGGCGCCGAAATGGCTTTTGTTACATTATTAGATACTTCAGGATCCATAGATTCTGTAGTATTTTTTCCCGAACAATACAAAGAATACAAGAATATATTGTTTCTTGGTAATGTTATTATTGTGAAGGGGTCGAGGTCCAAAACTGGAGATGGCTTGATTGTTGAAAAAGCTTACATAGCCAGAACTTGACAGTCAACGCCCACCCCTTACAATATGGTATGTTTGGATTTGGTACTTAACTTTAAGGAGATGATTTATGAATATTGTTATGTTGAGGGGTAATCTAGCTAGAGATCCAGAACTAAGAGTTGTAAACACTGGAGATAAGCAAACATCTGTTGTTAATTTTACTGTTGCTGTTTCTAGAGAGTTTACTAAGGCAAATGGATCTCAGGACAAGATTACATCTTTCATTCAGTGTGAGGCTTGGGATAGTGGAGCAGAAGCCATTTCTTCATCATTCAAGAAGGGCGATCTAGTAATGGTAGAAGGATCTCTAAGGAACGACAGTTGGGAAAAGGATGGCGTTAAGCATAGCACACTAAAGGTTAGGGTAAATAATTTTGGTCAAATTATAAAGACCAAAAGAACATCCAAGAATGCTGAAACAGAACCTGTAGCTTTCTGATTGTTCATTAATACTTACTATCTAATAGAATCTCTAGTGTGAATAGCGCTAGAGATTTCTATTTAGATATAATATAAAACTATATGGTAAAAAAAAGAGTTTTTATTGCTAATGATGCCAGTTTTCTAGATACCGGATATGGTATCTATGGTAGAGAAATTATATCTAGACTACATCAATCAGATAAGTTTGAAGTAGCAGAACTAGGTTGTTATGCAGATATCAGCAATCCCAAAAATAAAACTTTGCCATGGAAATTTTATCCAAACGCCGTGGCCTCATCCGACCCTAGAGCGGATCAATATAAAGCCAATAATCTTAATCAGTTTGGCTTATGGCGCTTTAATAGAGCTGTTGCGGATTTTAAACCACATATAGTATTTGATATTAGGGACTATTGGATGTTTGCTTATCAAGAAACTAGTCCTTATAAAAAATATTTTCACTGGGTTATTATGCCAGCCACCGACTCTGCACCACAGAAAACAGAGTGGTTATATACTTTTGCTAATGCTGATATAGTAGTGCCTTATACTGATTGGGCTAAAAAAGTATTATCTGAGTCCTGCGGCAATAATATTAATTTGTTTCCATCTATAGCAAATGCTGGTATTAATCCACAAGAATTTTACCCAATAGAAAATAAACAACAGCATAAAATTAGTTATTTTGGCGAAGATTTATCAGTAGTCGGTTTGGTGATGCGTAACCAAAAAAGAAAACTACTTCCAGATATTATGATAGCATATAAAAAATATCTAGAGGCACTCAAGTCCTCAGGGTTAGACGATTTATACAATAAAAGCTGTTTATATTTGCACACATCTTATCCAGAAGAAAATGGATGGGATATACCTGGTTTATTATTAGAGTTTAACTTATTAAATAAAGTATATTTTACTTATATTTGTAGGCATTGCAATAATTTTTTCCCTTCTAAATTTCAGACCGCTATTACTAATTGTAAATATTGTCATAATAAAACCGCCTCTATTGCTAGTCCACATTATGGCGTAAATACTGAACAACTGAATAAGATTTATAATGTATTTGATTTATTTATGCAATATGCAATATGCGAAGGTTTTGGCATGCCCCAAGTAGAAGCTGCTGCTTGTGGGCTACAAATAGCCTCTGTAGATTATAGTGCTATGTCTGAAATAGCACAGAATCTTAATGGTTTCAAAATTCCAGTTCATAGAATGTTCAGAGAAATGGAAACTAATGCTGATAGGGCGTATCCTGATATAGAAGCTACCACTAAGATTATGTATGATTTTTTTGTGAATACTTCTGATGAAACTAAGCTGGTGAATAGTTCGATTATTAGACAAAAATGCATTGATCAATATACATGGGATGCTGTATATCAAGTTTGGGAAAACTGTTTTGATTCTGTAGATATTAGTAAAAAATTATCATGGAATACTATTATATCTGAAACCGACCATGAATCAGTAGCAGTGCCTAAAAATTTAGAGATACAGGAGTTTGTAGAGTTTATTTGTAATAATATTCTAAAAGAACCAACGATATTACAAACATCTAATGTACAATGCTTAATCAGAGACTGTGTGAGTGGGCTGGTAGCCAGAAATGGCAATCTATCCTCTATTAATAAAAATCAAATCATAGAAATCCTAGAACAACATCTTAATAATAAAATTATGTGTGAAAAAATGAAAAATGATCCCGCAGCACTAAAAAAGGAAGATTTTATATCATGAACGAAATAAATGCTATCCACACACCGTGCAAAAGTTGTGTTTTTGCCGTCTATGATAATCAGACTCAGATTTCTTGTGGTTTGGACTATTTAGCTAAATATAAAAAGAATAATATTGAAATTTTAGAAGCTTATGATGAAGAAAAAGAATTTTTTATTGTTAATGGTAAAAAATGTATTGGTTATAGAGAAAACAAGTGGTTTGACCAATTTAATCTACAAGATGCTAGTTTAGAAGAAAAAATCAATCAATATAAAAAAACAAACCAGCTAAATTATTTATTGATAGTTGATCTTAAAAATATGAATTTTGATAATTTTCAACAAGCATGTGAAAATATCTCATCTTTAAAGATTAAACCCCAAAAGATCATTTTTCTAAGATATATAACAAAAGAGCTATCGTTCACTTATGATGCTATGAAAAAAGTATTCAGCGATTTAAATATTGATTGTCCTTGGCGTATACAGACTATTTTAGACACAGAACTTACTCAACAAAATATATTAAAAGATATCACTCAAAATAATGCAAAATATCGATTTATTACATGCCTAAATAGTGCTTATGATAAAATTAATAATATGATAGACTATACTCATAATCTTATTCATGAAGACTTAGGACAGTTTATAGTCTTGAGCAATGAGGATAGGAGTTGTATAATATACAGCACATCCGTTTATAGATATAGCATGGCTCATGATACTGATATTCTAGAAAATATGGACAATTATAAAGTTATATGAATTGTATAATTTTGGGTGATAAATTTCAAAAAAGAATGAAATCCAAGGGTTGTGTTGGATTATTTGATTTAAATAATAAAAGCATTATTCAGCATCAGTATAGAAATATTAAACAAAATTTCCCATATGCCAATATTATTTATGTTCATGGATTTGAATCTAAAAAGCTGTGTTCTTTTGTAGAAAAGAATAGCACATTGGCTAATAATATGACCATGGTGCATAATGCAAAATACGAGAGATATAATCAGGGGTATTCTTTATCACTAGCCCAAGAATATTTAAATGATGGCTTTTTACTACTATTAGGAGAAAATATATTTAATTATCACCATATGCATAATTATATTAATTATAATAGTCATGATTCTTATGTGCTATTAGATAAAAAACACAAAGGGTCTCTGGGCTGCACAATTACTAATCAAAAAATCGAACATATAGCTTATGATCTTGATAACAGTTTGTGTGAGATATACTATATATCAAAGACACACGCATCGTACATTAAAAAACTAATTAATAATTCAGCATATTATAATTATTTTATTTTTGAACTTATCAATAAACTATTGGATAATCATCAAATTATTAAACCTCTTTTTATTAATCAGAAACAACTGAGCACATAAATGAAAAACTCATTAGCCATACTCACCTCTGATATAAAATTATTGGATCCAATTCTACCGGCTGTAGAAATTTTATTGTATTCTAAAGAATTGGTGGATCTTGTCGTTTTCTGCGATAATATTAATTATACTCAAAAATATAATATTGCTATTCTACCATCTTTTTATATGAAATTCTATAAAGGAAATATTATTTTTTTAGATTATAATGATTATCTTAAATATCAACATCAAATAATAGGTTATCCTGTTCTTTATCGGCAGGAAGAATTTATTGGTTCTTTAGACCCCAATACTTTGTCTGGGTGTTCAGTTTTAATTCATTCAGTATCTAATAACACAATAACGGTCAACACATATGCATAAATACGATAAACTATCCGATAAACAAAAAAAAGAAATTCTAATTCAAGAATACGAACTCAACAATAAGAGTTTTAGGGATATTGCCAATGAGTATGGAACTTATGCTAATAAAATCAGAAGAGATGCTCTAAAGTATAAGATAAACATCAAAGATAAGAGCTTAGCACAAAAAAATGCTTTATCGAGTGGCAAAACTCAACACCCAACCAAAGGCAAACCACGATCTTCTGAAACCAAAGATAAAATTGGTTTATCAGTAATGAACGCTTGGGAAAATCTTGATGATATTACCAGAGAGCAGCGTAAAGAAAAAGCCAAACAAAATTGGGAAAACTTATCAGAAGATGTTAAAGCTAATATTTTGCACGAAGCTAACTTAGCAGTTAGAAGAGCCAGCAAAGAAGGATCTAAGCTAGAAACATTTTTGCTAAATAGTCTACTACAAGATGGTTATAGGGTGGACTTTCATAAAGAACAAACTTTATCCAACACCAAGTTGCAAATAGACCTGTTTCTACCTACTATGAATACGGCCATAGAAGTTGACGGTCCTTCTCATTTTGAGCCAGTGTGGGGCAAAGAAGCTTTAAAAAGAAATAAGGGCTACGATAATAAAAAGAGCGGACTTATTTTAGGTAAAGGATTGGTTTTGATAAGAGTAAAACAAACCAGAGATTTTTCTAAGGCCAGGGCAAAATTGCTATATAGTGAACTAAAAACTATACTACAACAAATATCAAATAAATTTCCAGCGTCAGATAATAGGACTATTGAAATAGGAGATTAAGATGGTTAAATCAAAAAAAGAAACCGATACATTAATTGATAATGCTGCTAAAACTGTATCACCCAATGATCTGGAATGGACTGATCATGTTTTGAGTTTATTGAGCGAGGATGAAAAGATCCAGGGTAATCCAACCACTGATGGTTTGCGTAGAATTTTTGAAATAGCTTTAAATTGTACTATCATTTCTGCCGAACCAGATGTTGTTCAATCTCCTACTATAGATAACGAAAGACGAGCCACTGTGGTCTACACCATCAACTACGTTTTAAATGATGAGCCTGACACCTCACCCATTAAATGCCGGGTTGTGGCCGGCGCAGCAGACGTTTATTGGGGCAATTGTGACAAAGTATTCCGGAATCATCCAGTTGCTGTTGCAGAAACCAGAGCAGAAGGACGAGCATTAAGAAAAGGGCTTAAACTAAGAAAAGTAGTAACTGCCGATGAAATAGCTAAAGATATTGATACTAGTCATTTAGAGGAAAATAATCTCAATAAGATTAATAGTACTCAAATTAATTTTTTTGATGTTTTTGGTAAGAGGCTTAATATAAATATTCATAAATTACTAGAAAAACTTGCTATTGATCATAAAAACATTTATCATATATCATATGATGATGCTGTTAAAACTATCAGCACATTATCAAGCTATCAACAAAGTAATAATATCCCTGAAGATATTATTGGTTATGACTCAAACTGGAAATAAGGTGATAATATGAAAGTTAAATATAGGGTTGGAGATAAACTAGAATTTGAATTAGAAGCTGCTGGTCAGAAAGAGATTTTTAAAGAACTAGCTTTGATCCAAGAAATTTTTGCTGAAGAAAAATGCGGATTGTGTGACAGTACTAATTTACGTTTTGTAGTTAGAAACGTAGAAGGTAATGACTACTATGAATTAAGATGTGCTGATTGTGGTGCTATACTAGCTTTTGGTCAGCATAAAAAGGGTGGAACTCTCTTTCCCAAAAGAAAAGATGATGAAGGTAATTATTTGCCAAATAAAGGATGGCATAAGTGGGTTAAAGACAAGGATAAATAAGTAATGAGTCCATTATATGTATCTAATGGAAGACTACTAACTAGTTCTAATGGACTAGCTGGATGTTGCTGTAATTGTGATCTTTCTAAGTGGAGGGTTAAATTTCATTTGGTAACATCTAGCAATGGCGAAAGAAGCGATGCACCATACTCAGACGTAAGCTTTTATGAAGATATTACCGTTTTTGTTTATAATAGCGAGGGTAATAACACATTTACTCTATCATATACAAATCCTAGTGTAACTAATCCACACAATGATCCGCTCGCCATACACGCGAAGATCGGAGCAATATCCAAAATAGATGATGTTTTTACAATACTACAAATACCCAGAATAATAGATTTTTTTCCAGTTCCAGGTGCCAAATATTTTACCAAAGATGAATATCAAGCAAAATGCTGTAAAGATGATTCTTTAGTAGCCACAGATATAGTAAATAATCGAACTTATTGTTATCCTCCAGATAGAATAGAAGAAGATAAAATCTCAGTAAGAACATCACCAAACGGCGCTCAGCAACTAGTAAATGGAAATTTAGTAAATATTGCTACATATTTATTTAGTTCAACGTGTAAGGCTAATACTAATGTTAATGATATAAACGCTCTGATGAATTTCATTGATAATGACCTGAATGGTATAGCTGCTATAAATCAATTAAATGTACAGAATTTAAGAAATAACGTTAGAGCTAATCTACAAAATCAAAATCTTAAGCGAATGAAAAGTAAAACTATAAGAAGAACCTATGTTATAGGAGATGATTGCTGTGCCACTCTTTTATCTCAAGATCAAGTTATTGAAGGAGATTCCATAAATTTAGAAGTTGATTTAGGGACTTCAAAACTCTCTTATATTAAAAATAAAAGATATAATTGGACAATGGATTTACAGGTTTTATGTAATTCCCCGTCAGAAAGCGAGGTTAAAGACTATCAGGATAATCTTATTGAAGGAGAACATAATCCTGGTTGGATAACTATAGATACAAAAACTGGAGAGGGAGACATTTTTGGTAGAATACCGTGTGCTCTAGCCAGTAGTCCTGGATCTTTTTTAAGCGCCACTGAAAGAACTTTTCTAAATAATAATTGTGTTACTAATCCAGGAATCGGTTTAGCTTGTGATAATCCGTTTATTGATTGTGAAGATTGCGATGTTCCAAATTTCTTACCCTCTCCTCCTCCTTGCGGAGATCCTGGCAAGGCTTAATAGATTATGAATATAACATTTTTAACTGGTATTTGGGACTTAGGCCGGTCTTCCGCTCCAGAAGGATGGAATAGGTCTTTTGATCATTATATATCTAGTTTTATTCAACTATTAAAAGAGACTAATTCTTATAATATTAATTTAATGGTTTTTATAGATCCTACATTGGAAAATCTAGTCTGGGAACATAGGAGCCCCAGTAATACCAGGGTTTATCATCATTCTAAGCAAGACTTCAATAATAATTTTTTTCCATTCTTTGATACTATACAAAAGATTAGAAATAGTACAGAATGGCAAAATCAAGCTGTATGGCTGAAAGATAGTTCTCAAGGAAACTTAGAATATTATAATCCTATGGTTATGAGTAAAATGTTTTTACTCCATAATGCTAAAATTTTTAATCCTTTTGATAGTGAGTATTTTTTCTGGATTGATGGTGGAATATCAAATACTGTCAGCTTAGGTTATTTTGATAAATCTTATACATTAGAAAATATAAAAAAGCTAGCGAGTAAATTTTTATTCATTTGTTTTCCATATGAAACCAATTCCGAAATACATGGTTTTTCAATAGAAGGTATGAAAAAGTTTTGTCAAAGTGAAACAGTTAATAGAGTTGCAAGAGGAGGATTTTTTGGAGGGCATAAAGACTATATTTCTCAGGCTAATAATCTATACTATACTCTACTTCAGGATTCATTAAATGAAGGATATATGGGTACTGAAGAAAGTATCTTTACTATTATGACTTATTTAGATAGTGAAACTTATAATTTTGAAATGATAAATGATGATGGATTATTATATAGTTTTTTTGAAAAAATACAGAATGAATCTATTAAATTGCCCCCCCCAAAAAAAATTAGTTTATATATTAATACTTTTAATTCTCCAGAACAACTACAAATGGTTTTGGATTCTTTTGAAAGATACGAACCAAAATTTTTAGAACAAACTCATAAAATATTAATCAATAACACCACAAAGCCCAACCTATTTGCACAATATGAAAATATTATCAATAAATACGAGATGATAGAAATTCGCAAAGGTAATATTGGTATTTGCGGTGGACGACAACTAGCTGCCGAACACTTCAATTGTTCAGAATCAGAGTACATGTTGTTTTTTGAAGATGATATGCTACTAGATTATGAGAACGAGTGCGCTTTTGGATTTAAAAAAAGAACCGATAGCCTGTATAATACTATAATAAAAATTATGGATAAAGAAAAATATGACTTTTTAAAACTAAGCTTTAGTGAATTCTATGGTCATAATGGAGATCAATGGAGTTGGCATAATGTGCCACAGGAAAAAAGAGTAGAATATTTTGGAAATTTAGCTCAGAAACCATATACAATATTTAATAATATAAAAACCTTAAACCAAATACCGTATACTGATGGAGAGATTTACTATAGTAACTGGCCTCATATTATTAGTAGAAGCGGTAACCAAAAAATGTTCTTAGATACAAAATGGAATTATCCGTATGAACAAACATGGATGAGTCATATTTATACACTTACTAAAGAAAACAAAATTAAACCAGCAGTACTATTAGCCAGCCCAATTACCCACAACAGAATGTATCATTATGAAGCAGAAGAAAGAAAAGAAAACTGAAACTATTTTTATACAAATCGCAGCCTATAGAGATCCACAACTTATTCCCACTATTAAGGACGCTTTGGATAAAGCTAAGTATCCTGATAATTTAAGATTTGGAATAGCTTGGCAGCATCATCCAGATGATATATGGGACACTCTGGACCAGTATAGATATGATAGTCGTTTTAAAATTATTGATATAGACTATAGAGATTCTCAGGGGGTTTGCTGGGCTAGAAATCTTATACAGAATTTATATCAGGGAGAGAATTATACTTTACAACTGGATTCTCATCATAGATTTGTGAATGGATGGGATACTATTTTAATAAGTATGTTAAAAGAACTACAACAGTCTGGTTCGCCCAAACCACTAATCACAGCATATATACCAAGTTTTAATCCTGACAATGATCCTAATGAAAGAATATTAGAACCGTGGAAAATGACTTTTGATAGGTTTATACCGGAGGGGGCCGTTTTCTTTTTACCATCATCATTTGATCCAAATATTGAAGATATTAGCAAACCACTACCGGGCAGGTTTTATAGTGCGCATTTTGCTTTTACATTAGGAATATTTTGCAAAGAGGTCTCTCATGATCCAAATTACTATTTTCATGGAGAAGAAATTAGTATTGCTGTTAGAGCATTTACTCATGGATATGATATCTATTATCCAAATAAGATAATTTGCTGGCATGAATACACCAGAAGAGGACGAAGCAAACAGTGGGACGACGTAACATCATGGCCTGATCGTAACTCATTATGTCATGCTAGAAATAGGCAGCTTTTTGGTATGGATATTGAAGATAAAAACATTGATTTTGGTCGTTATGGATTTGGGAATGTCAGGACTTTAAGGGATTATGAGAAATATTCTGGACTACAATTTAGATCACGCTCTATAACTCAAGAAGTTCTTGATCATATCCCTCCCAAGCTGATTAATATAGATATTTCTGATGAAGAATTTCAAGAAAAACTAATTCCCTTATTTAAACATTGTATAGATATAGGATACGATCAAGTACCAGAAGAAGATTATGATTTTTGGTGTGTGGCTTTTAAAGACATGAATGGACAGGATATATTTAGACAAGATGCAACACCAGAAGAAATCGCTAATATGAAAAAAGATCCAGATGGTTATTGTAAGGTGTGGAGAAGTTTTATGACTGCGGAAAAACCATATAGCTGGATAGTGTGGCCTCATAGTATTTCTAAGGGTTGGTCAGAACCCATAAGTGGAAATATACAATGGAATTAATTATTAGGCATCTATATGTGTCGCTTTAAAACAGTTTATTGGATGGGACACCAAATGCTCGGTGATGTTGTGGGGTTTGTGGCGGCAGCTCATTTATATAGCGAAAAAACTAAAACCCCAACTAAGGTGTATTTTCAAAAAACTCGAAAAGATATAATACAATATTTTGATGGAGTAGAATTTGTTACAGATGATGAGTTTATGAATGCCAGGTCCAAGATAGATTGTGGTATTGATCCACCACTAGAATTATGGCCTCAAATGAATGGAGTAAAAAGATTTTATAGATTTATGGATCCTACACTCAGTTCTCCTAAATCATTTGACATACATTTTAATATTAAAAAAAATCATCAAATAAATAATTTAATAGGATTAATTACTCATTCTAATACTCAAGGAGATATACCTAATAAAGTAGTAGATGAAATTATATCCATAACAAAAAAAGAATACCCTGATCATAAAATTATAGCAATAGGGAATATGGATAATAAATATATTCCGAAAGGGATTAGTGATCAAAGAATTAAAACAGACAGTATTCATCCAATTATATCCACTATTAGTAAACTTGATTTATTAATTGCTCCACAAACAGGTCCATGTTTTATAGCTGCTGGATTTAGAGTACCTATGTGGATTTATAAAAGCAAACACCCGTGTTTTGACTATGTATTAAATTACGATAATCATAAAGTTAGTAGATGGTTTGAGAGACAATCATGAAAAATAATAATTATTGCTACTGGACTGTTGCTGATGGAGATCATGGAAAAATGGCAGCAACTATGGTTGATTCTGCCAGAAAAGTCGGTGTAACAGAGGATTTTCATATATGGACCGACCTAGAAGCTATTGATGGGGCTGTTGTTCATCCTTGTGGTCAATTTGATAAAACACTATATATGTTCAAGTTTCATTTTTTAAAAGAACAAGTATCAAGACTAAATTATGATTATTATGTTTTTTTAGATGCTGATAATTATTTTGTAAAAAATCCAGGAAATTTATCTCTACTTATGACTGGGCATAAAATATTTGCTCAAATGGAAAACGAAATTACTTCTTCTAATGCAAAAAGAAAAGACTGGTGGGGTTGTCCAATATCTGAGTATAAGCCACTATTTGAAGAAACTGGTCTGGTTTTAGATAGAATTTATAATACTAATGCCGGGTTTTGGATAGTTGATAAAAACTATGTTAATGAGTTTTATAATATAGCTGTGAATTTTTTTGTATATGCTAAAGATAAAGGATATAAGAATTTTACAGAAGAGGTCAGTTTAGCATTTGCCGGCCACTGCATGCAACATTTGGAAGAGAGAACCCTGGAGAAAACTTCATGGTTATGGGCGAGTGATTGGAAGGGTTATTGGGCTAATAAACTCCCCCAATATGAAAACTGGATTTTTGAAGACTATATGACAGGTGAACAAAAAACAGTCAAACCATGTATTGTGCATAATATGCGTGGTAAAAAATTAATGATTATGTCCGGATTGGCTGGTATCCAGCCAGTATACTAGAAATAGTGAGGACTATGCATGGGAGTTTGATATATAATTCAATATAAGATTATTGCCGGAAGATGATATACTGAAAATACCACTATCAGCAATATTATTGTAAAAACTAGAATCTATATTAATATTAAATTTATTACTATCAAAATTAGTTAAATTCGTACTAGTAGCGATAATATAATCAGTATCAGGAATCATGTCCGCATTTGGGAAAACAGATATGTCTGGATTATCATCAATATTTTTATCAAAATGCGCTAAAATTACTGTTGAAGTATCTCTACTAAATTCTGTGTTAATAGGAGTAAAATTACCAGAATATCTAATATTATGTGAATATCTAAATTCATCAATATACCCATGAAAGTGATAACTTCCCCAATTTGATGGGCTACCACCCAATCTAATTTTGTATGTAGAGCCATTAGAATACATAGTATTAATATTATATGATACTGTATCTATTAATACTCCATTCAAATACAAACCTAAAGATGCTATTCCTGAAGATGAATCATAGCTATTACGAACTACAGCAATATGCTGCCACATATTAATACTATAATTAGCATTAAAATTCACAGCGTCATTTCTTGCATTAAGTATGCTAATAGAGCTGTTACTGTTCAATAATAAAGATAATCCTTGACCAGCTAAATTTAAATTACTAATGATAAATATTTCCTGAGTTTTATATTCTAATGGATATATCCATGCCTCTATAGTCCAATCCACAGATTCGTCCCCAAGACTGCCCCAAAAATCCATATACGATCCATCACCATCAGCATATAAACTATATGCTCCAAATTTAGCTATAGTATTAGAAATAATAGATTTACTAGTAATATTAATATTAAATTTATCAGTTTCTGTAGCACTAATATCAAGATTACCATTTACTATTAATTGGCTATTTGACACACTAGCTATATTGCTATTATTAATGTGACATTTGTATGTTCCGCCAGAAGCTAAAGTTAACACGGGATTAGGGGTGTCTAATAGATCTTGATTCATAGTTAAAGATCCTACAGCTCCGGCACTTGATATACCAGGACTGATAATGGCTCCAGACCCTATAACTGTTCCATAGAATGGTTCTATAGATCCATTACCGCTCAAAGTTCCACTGTTAAATATCAATTCTGAATAAAAATTATTATTATTTATCTCTAATTCTGCTCCATTATTAAGAATTACTCCTTGGTCACCATATAGAAAGCCACCCATAGAAATAATAACTTTGCCGTAATCTATTATAATAGAACCCATAGTCTGTGTTTGTGCTTCTACAATAATTGTTCCAGTATTATTATAATTACCAAAAATAATATTTCCAGTGACCTCTTGTCCTTGAATACTATTTGCTAAACCACCACTAAATTGTAAATAATAACCAGAAGGTGCTACTACATTTACAGAACTATTATCTGGCATCAAAATAAAACTATATAAATACGCTTTATTGGGAGATATAATATGTTCTGGATTAGCCAACATATCTGATCCTCCAATAATTATTTTTTGGTTAGAATTATTACCAGCAGGATTTACTACTATTACTTTATCCCTTAATTGTAAATTTGCTCCTACTAAAAATGAAACTGAACCATCGATATTATCCGCGCTATCTCCAATATTTAGATATCTACTGCCTAAATAATCAGTAAGTGCAATAAATTTACCAGATAAAAGTTCTATAGAAGAAAATCTATCATCTCCTGGATATTGGCGTTTATTAAAGACTAGAGTTCCGCCTTTTAATAATAAAGTTAAATTGTTTGATATTTTATCATAATAATTATTAGACCAACCACATAAACTACTATTAATAATAATTGTACCACTATGACTAGTATCTCCAAAAATATAGTTTGTACCAGAAGAGGATACTGAAAAATAATTGTCAAATATTACTGTTCCACTAGTAGCAGCTTGTAAATAAATATAAGAATTATTTCCGCTAGCAATAATATTACATCCAGAACCAAATGTGCATACCCCACTAGTATTAGCTCCTCCGATAATAGTTTGATTAATGATAGTATCAAAATCCCACTCAAAATGAGATAATATTTGGGTATTAGAATCTGTATTAAATGGCGTATTTGCGGGACTAAAAGGTTCTGTATATCTCACAATTTTTGAATATCTAAATTCGTCAAGATTTCCTTTAAACACATAATTACCCCAATTACCGTAACTATTGCCTAATCTAATAGTAGAATTATTACCAGTATTTATTAAATTATATGAGGATGTATTTCCAACTAAAATACCATTTTTAAATAAATTTAAAGTATTGGTACTTTGAGTATAAGTAACAGCAATATGCTGCCACTCATTAATAACATATGGAGAACTATCAAATACTGGACCCTCATCAACACCATTAGAGATACTAATAGCTCCATTAGCTTGTAAAAGAATAGTCAAACCGCCAGTGACATCTGAACTACTAATAATAAATATGTCTTGATCTCTATATTCTAGGGGATATATCCAGGTTTCTATAGTAAAATCTGAGTCTGTTGTAAAAGGGCCAAGAAAATCTATGCCAGCATTGTTAGTTCCATCAGAATAAAAACTTTTAGTACCAAATTTAAAATTATTATTTTTAATATTTATATTTTTATAGTTATTAATAAAAGAGATATTATAATTAGATAGTTTGTCATTATAAGTAATAACAGGATGATTATCTCCACTATAAGAAAGCACTCCTATATTAACATTAAATGTAACGTCTGTATCAAGCAATAGTGCGGCACTGTCACTAGCTCTAGCCTGTTGTCCTATTGTTAAATAATTTGGTTGTGGTACAATATCATATGGACCAGATTTAATAACTCCACGACCATAATACCCTATAGGGCTGAAACCAGAGTTTGGAACATCATCCCCAATGATTAAAGTTCCATTAAGAATTTTTGTGGAACCAGTATACCTATTTCTACCACTTAACATCCAAGTACCACTATCGTCTTTCACTAAAGATAGCGTACCATTACCAGATAAAAATTCTGGCTTAGACGGATTACCAAAACTACCCATTATAGCATTAATATTATTATTTTTGCCTTTAAGAGTTAGTGTCTTATTACCCAATCCGCTAGCAGTGATATCACTAGTAAAAACTAATGGTCCAGAACCATCTGCTATAATAGCAGCGCCTCCAGTAGTTCCGGCCAAATCGATGTTAACATTAGTAGTACATCCTGTTCCATTATAATATAGTGTTCCACTATTTCTATTATTACCTAATAGTAAACTGCTACCATCAGTAATACAATTAAATATAGGCAAGCTACTCGGTGTGCGAGAAGGAGTTTGTGTTGGAGTTGTTGTTCGGGTTGGAGTACTGGTACTACCAGTATTAATTGGAGTACTGGTGTATGTACCAGTATTATTTGGAGTATTACTAGGAATGAGACTAGAGGTATTATTAGGTGTTGAACTATAAATCGTTGGCAATGGTTTGGTTGGGGTCGGCGTTAATGTTGGTGTGCTAGAATAAGATGGAGTAGTTGTAGGCGTTTGTGTGGCAGAGAAGGTGTGCGTGCTAGTATGAGAGGCTGTTCTTGTGGTCGTTGATGTTCTGGTGGCTGTAGGCGTATTGGTTCTTGTGCCAGTCGTAGTAGTACTAGGAGTGATGCTTGGCGTATTACTTGGGCTTGGTGACTGTGTGGTAACAAATTGAATACACGACATAATATATTCCTTTATAAATCTGAACCAGGGACAAATTTAACTCTATTGCTCAAATTTGATTGATCATCTTTATTTACTAGCTTAATTCGAAATTCATATTCTACACCAATCTTTAAACCAGGAGGTATAAAAAAATTGTTTTGATTAGCCTCTCCTTCTAGAGTATAACCACAAGATGCTCCCATAGGTACCCTCCCTGAATCATCCATAGAACTAGTATCCACCAACGGTCCCGAGCGGTCATCTAAGAATGACACAGGCCCGACATCTCCTCCCGGATGATTGTCGGTTTGACGATAGTATATGTATACTTTTTCAAAAGCCGAACCTCCATCTTTTGGAGTTGACCAGCGTAGATCTACTGATGTGAAATTAGTTGGAAAAAACGGAGGAGTCGATGTATGAGTACTTACGCTCAAATCCAAAATCGGACCAGGACTATTACTAACTGTTATTGGATCAGTATAAAGTCCCACCCCAATACTATTTACTGCAGCTATTCTAAATGTAGCACCCAAACCAACCACTAAACCTTTTGAACCATCAAATATACACAATAACTTCCCATCATTACAACAAAAACTAAAATTCTCTGGTGTCACGCTGCTAGCATTAAAAAAAACAATCTGTGTATTGCCATTTTCTGGAGTATATTCAATATTATATCCAGTAATAGTAGAATTACCATCCCAATAGGGAACTTCCCAGTCAATCACAAAACTATTAATTCCTAATCCGCCAACCGATGGTTTTAATGGAACTGATGGAACGATAGGAGATGATATAGGCATTGCAGTAATAGTAGCCTCTGGACCAGGACACTCGTATTTACCATACGTTCCTGCTACTGTACAGTTATTAATAGCAGCAATTTTTATGATATAATTTATATTATTAGTAAGATTATTTAAAGTATATGTTGAAGTATATGAATCGTATATATTAATAGTAGTAAAAGAATTTCCTTCTTCAGCATATTCTATTCTATATCCTTTAATTTTATTATGAAACTCATAATATGGTGTCCAAGATAATTGTAGAGACTGATTATCAGATTTGACTTTAAAATTATCGGGTGCAAACCGCGGACTTGGCATTTCATAAATCCAAGAATTATTTATGTCTATATCCGTTGTAAACGGTCCCATAAAACCAGTAGAGTCAATTGCTGCTATACTCATATAGGCGCTGGTACTCATTATTTGTTCTACTCGTATACTATTATAATTCCATTTAGAATTGGCATAATATGCCCATTGTGCGACATACAAAGAATCAGGTGGATCGCCGTTATCACTACTGATAAATATATATTTATAATCGTTATTATATAATTTGTATCTAATAATATATCCTATAATTGTATTATTATTACTAATTGATAAATTAGTCCAGCTTAACACACAAGTTTTAGTTCTTGATGATATATAACTGCTAAAATTGAGTGGTTCTGTGGGAGTAAATGCACTCATACTAGATAATTTAGTAGTAAGATAGTCACTATTACCAATATCGTTTTGAGCAGCAATTTTAATATTATAGGATGTATTATTTTGCAAACCAGTAATCAAATAGTCCGTGGCTGTGCCATCTACATATGTTGTGGTTATAACAGAAGTACCAATCAATACTAATATAACATATCTATTAATTTTTGAACCACCATCAAACGACGGAGGGGTCCAACTTATTAATGCTGAAAGACTGCCTGGAACTGGACTTCTTGATAAAGATGGAGGTTGGGGTATGCTACATACATATTCAGCAGAATAAGCTACCGGACTAGTATAGCTACTAATACGACCCACAGCATCTATAGAAGCTATCTGTATGCTGCAAGATATCATTTGCTGGCTTGTTAAACCTCTAAGTTTATAATCACAAGAATCACTATTCGTATTTATGATATTTTCACTACCTCCAATAGTATATTTAATACTATAATTAACAATTGGAATATCTTTAGTAGAGGAAGAATTCCAAAATAAATTTATTATATTATTTGTTATATCAAAATAAGTTTTTATATTAGTTGGAGATTTTGGTTTATCATAGATGATGGCTTCTGCAAATTCCCCTAAGCCATAAGAATTTGCAGCAGCAACCCTAACTATTGCTGGATAATTTAAAATTTCATACGGCTGAATTTGACTATAAAGAGTATCACGATACATTAGATGACGATTGTCATCTCTTCTATAACCAAGTAATACAGATTTATCTCTATAATCTAATGGATCAGTAGAGTAATCATTATTTATAGTTTTACCATTGGGACCTAATGTTTGTGTAGAAACTCTATAATATATGATTCTATATGGATCATAATTCATATTATATGAGTTATTTTCTTCCGGTTCTGTCCAATAAATATCTAACCAGAGAGAGTTACTATAACTCATATCCCGTGGAACAACACTAAAATTTATAGGGGCTTTGGGCGTAGCTTCTAAAGTATACGAACCAGTAACCGGATCACTATATGGACTAGAATCATATTTAGTCATAGTTGAGACCCGGAAAGTATAGTCTGTATTTTTCTTTAAAAGCAAATTAATATATGATAAGATAGTCCTAGTATTATAAACAGACGATACTACTTCGCTGTAGTCATCGGAAATGGTAATAATACTAATATTAGTATAATTTTCTATTATAGCAGTATTTTCTCCTTTGCTAGTCTCGTAGTATTTGATACTAACCCCGGTAATAACACTAGGATCAGCATATTTTGGGTTTATCCATGATAATTTTATACCATAATTATGATTATTTTCAGCTAAAACATTTTTTGGTACAGTCAAATCTATATCTATAACTTTTGTTTTTACAGTAATAGCACTAGTATATGATCCTATGCCATTATTATTTTTTGCTGCTATTTTTATATTATAATCAGTGTCTGGATTTAAATTATTAATAATATATGTATTTAAATTTAATATGTCTATATTTATATTATTATACTGAATAACATAGCCTGTAATATTTAGTCCGCCATTATCCTCTGGGTTAGTCCAAAATAATTCTAATTTGTTGGCATATGATGTAATATTTAATTTTAGTGGTGCTGATGGTGTGCTTGTAACTGGAGTTCCTAAAACAAAATTACTATATAATCCTAAACCAGCCCCATTAATAGCAGCTATTCTAACTTTATAAATAACATTATTTTGTAAACCAGATAGGGTAAAATTAGTAGATAAATTATTAGTTTTAATAGTTTGCGCAGGTTGAAAGGCTGAAGAATATTCAATTTGATAATTAATGATATCAGACAATCCATTCCAAGGGGTGTTCCAAGATAATGTAAGACAACTATGTTTAGGACATGTAATACTAAGATCACTGGGTGGGTCGGGTAAATAGCCAGATGTTGGTATGCCAGTCATATATGATGTATAAGATCCGGTTCCTATACTATTAACAGCTGCAACCCGTATAGAATATTCAACATTCGGATCCAGTTCGTCTATTGTATAGTCATTATGCGTATTATTAATATTAATTGTTATAATATTGTTATTATTAGTAGAATAATATTGAATTTTGTATCCAATAATTGATGAGCCATTATTTTGTGGTATTGACCAATATAAAAACAGCTTACCTCTTAATCCAGTACTAACATACAAATTAGGCACTTGATCTGGAACTGCGGGTGCTGGCATAGCCTGTATAGCTGTGCTATAAGAACCTATACCTATACCATTTACAGCTGCTACTCTAATTGAATAATTGGTATTGTATACTAAACCAGCTAAAGTATAAGTATTAGTATTATTACCTGTGTGTATAGTTTGCGGAACTCCTTGATTCATAGTATATTCTATAATATATTCAACAACAGGCCCGGATGGGGCTGTCCAAGAAAGATCTAGTATAGCTATACTAGCAGCGCGTATGCTGGAAGTTAAATTTGTTGGCATGGATGGAACACTTGAGGTAGTTGTGGGAGTTCCAATAATAAATGCGCTGATCCCTGTGTATAAATTATTTTGAGCACTGATAGATATACTGTATGTCGTTTCATTATTTAAGTCTGTAATAGTATAGCTATTAATAGCAGGAATGGTGATACTCTTATAAGAAAAATCACTATAATAATATTTAATAGTATATCCTATAATATCAGACCCGCCATTATTACTAGGAGTATCCCATGATAGTATTAAAGATTGATTTGCTGATATAACTGATAGGTTTGTGGGGCTATTGGGAGCACTAATTGTTAATGGAATAGTAACAGTATTACTATAAAATTTAATACCATATTGATCTGTACCCGATATTTGAATAGAATATGTTGCTAATGGATTTAAATTATTAATAATATAGTTATTAGTAGCAGTATTGATCTTTCTTCCGCCGGTAGAGTTATTGATAATCCTATATGATATAGTATAACCCGATACAGATCTAGTTCCGTGGTCTATCCAAGACAAAATTAAACTATTTTTATTTTCAGCGGTGGCTATTAATGTGATTGGATTTTGACTGAATGATATAGATGGTGTGACTGAGCTAGTAGTAGTGGAAGTTCTGCTGGTAGTTGGCGTAGCAGTTAGAGTGGGTGTTGTACTCAAACTTTTAGATGGCGTCCTGCTAGTAGTTGAGCTTGGCGTTTGTGTTGAAGAAGAGGTAGGTGTTTTCGT